TATAAATCTCTAGGTCAAAACCACCTCTGTAAAACTCAAAATAATTTCCTACATAAGCTACTGGTGTAAGATAATTCTCCGTCGCACTAATGAGCTGTGTGAAAGCATCTGGACCCATAAAGGATTCAAATAGCAAATCACCTGATACATTAGAGGAAGATAGAGAAAATTGTTGCCAGAAGCTCGGTTGGCTCTTTAGGAAATTTATTGATGTTTCATCCTGATCAAAACGAGCTAAATCGTCTATGGGTGTTACTTTAGCGTCACCGGTTAAGGCTAAACTGTTACCAGCTCTCTCGCCGTCAGAGTTGGCCATATTTTGTAATGAGCCAACAGCATTCCTAGAGAATTTCATGGCCAAATTGGGTTTGGACCAACCTAAAGAATATGCTGTTTGAGACAAAGCGGAAGTTACCCAAATTGGGGTTCCCATATATGGCTTCAATGACGGTATACTAGATAAAGATCTTAAAGACTGTGTGACTCCACCGAAGAAAGAGGATAAAGGAGCAGACTCTCGCTCTGATGGTAAAATCTTATCTGGCATATCTTCAGACTGGGTGACAAAACCACTCTGCGTAACAAAACCAGAATGAGTTTGACCAAAGAGTTTTACGTCTTCTAGCCAAGCCCAAACTGTCAAAGTGACATTTGGTGGATTGTTCACCCCAGTGCGATAGGGGGCCATAACCTTAATGCGCATGGAACCCCAGGACACTGATGCCTCAGTTAACTGATAATACTGTAACTGTGTCTTATACGGTATTCTCAACTCTGAGACGGGTTCTTCAGCGTCAATATTGACACCCGGTAATTGCGAATGCGGTATTCGATTAGAGAAATGTATGGTGGATTTCCTCAAATTATCGTGACCAGCAGGATAATAAGCTGCACGCAATCTGCCAGCGGAAAAGGGCCCTGTATTCAACAAGAACTTAAAACACAAAGTAGCATTGAGGCCTTGGAAACCACGCAATTTCTCTACCCAAGCTGGCACTGAAGAAACTACGGAAAATAGATTTACTACATTAACAATATCAGTATTTACATCGTCAGTTCCAGACCAACTGAATGTACCTACTCTAAAAGGTTCAGCTAAATACTTAGAAACAGTTGCATATTCGTCGGCGTTAGTCTGTGAATAATAATCATTAGACATACTATCAGAAATACCAGTATTTGACACTTCTTCAGGTCCAGCAGTC